ATCCTTTGATGCGCACATAAGGCGTGGCCTGTGTCTCAATGTATGGCGCTGAAATGCTGGCCGTTCCTGCTGTAACGGCATTGTATGTGCCTTCACTAACGATATATGCGTGTGCGTGCGCAAAGTAGTAAGTGATGGCGCCACTGCTGCGGATTTGCACTGATACATCCGTCACGCCTGCCGATAGCTTGCGCTGCACCGTCAGGCGCCGCCATTGATCGTCAAGCGCCGTCAGGCTGTGATCATTGAAGCCAGGGACACTGCCAAACTCCTCAATTCTGATAAAGCAGTCATTGTCAGGCGTGCTGGTGCTATTCTTCACCCACACGCTAAATGCCACTGTCTTGCCAGACAAATGCTCCGCATTAAGCAAGCGCTGCTGGATGCCTGCCACGGCGCCTGCTGCTGCAAGCGTGGCTGCATCCGTCACGCCTGATGGCCCTGCTTGAAGTGTGGCTGTAGTTACAGGTCCTGCCGCTACATACCACAGGCCGCGCGTGGTGCTGGTGCCTGTAGTCTGATCAAAGCGATTGCTCCAGGCGCACAGGTTTTCAAGTGGCTGCGTGGCCACAAAGTCTGCATAGCGGCGCTGCGTGGTGCTAGTGGTAGGAATATAGCTGCTGGCATTTGCCGCTGTCTGGCCAGTGGCTAGCTCCACTTGCACTCCCCATATCTGCACATCAGATGCAGCCATGGCATTGTCTGAAAATGCCAGCGTATAGGCAGCCGCAGTGCCAGTGACAAGATAGCTGTACCTGGCCCAGCTTGTGCCAGTGGTGATGATGGTGCTGGCAAGGATGGCACCCATTGATACAGTAAATGTCTGGCCAGCCACGCTGGTGGCGCGTGCATAGAAAGACACCACATAAGGTGCAGCCGTTAGCGTGATGCTTTGCTGCACACTGCCAGCCATGCCAGCAGTGAATTGGATGCGCGTGCTGGTGCTGGTATTAGCTGGCGACAGCGCAGCATAGGCCGTGCGTGTCACCATGCCTGTGGTAGTCCAAGTGGTAGTTAAATCCTGTGACTGAAGCACAAGGTTGGTGCGATCAGGCTCCACCAGCAAGCCAGCATCATTGGCATCATAAGTGCCAGCATTGCCAAATCTAGGCACGTCAGGCCCATACAGCACCAGGCCTGTGCTAGCTGTAAATCCTGAAACGGCTGCATATGCGCGCTGCTGCCGCGTATTGTAGACAATCACCTCACTGCGCGTGGCTTCAGCTTCAGCAAGGCCATCCCAGCGCCAGCGCGTGCCGTATATGCTGCTGGCAATGATGCCTGTGATCAAGGCGCCGCTAGCCTCCTCATACCGCAGCGTGCTAACACCAGGCGGCACATAAAGGCCCATATCCTCAGTGATGGTGGCTTTGCCGCTGGCCAGTGGTGTCACGCTGATGCGCTTGGCATAGCCTGGCGCCGTGCAGCGCACATAAAACCGGGTTGTGCGCGGCCCTGACACGCTGATCGTCAGCACCAGCGGCGCAGGCGCAGTGCCTAGATTGGTGACACTTGGTGACGCGCCAGCAGCCAGCGCAAAGGCCAGCGTATTGATCAGGCTTTCAGCATTCGCCGTCAGTCCATAAGTGTCTCCAGAAGCGCTGCCATACAGCGCGCGCCAAGTGCCAGGCACAGCCGTCACGGTGCTGGTATAGTCAAGCTGATTGCCAAGCATGGCCTTGAGTCTTTCAGGCCTGATCGTCTGTGGCACTACTTCAAGGCCAAGGCCACCAACCTGCAAGATTGCCAGTGGCGTGCTAACAAGGCCTTGCACTGACAGCAGGCGGCTCCAGCCTTCAGCCAGGCCGCCAGTGCTTGTAAGATAGCCTGCAAGCACCACGTCACGCGCAGGCCGTGCTTGGCGCCGTGGTGCAATTCTGAAAGGACCATCAAACGTGTCCTGAATGCTGCCGCGCATTACTTGGCTTGTGTCAGCAAGGCCAGCAGCGCGGCTCCAGTCAAAGCGCGAATTTACCCCGTCATCAAGATGCGCGGCGCCAAGGATTGGCCCTGTAGGAATTGCCATGTGTCTATCCTAGCCAGTCCTGCGCCAGCCGTCAGGCGCTGTAGTCAATCAAGGTATAGCTGGCCGTCAGATCATCTGCCTTGCCACTGTCAGAAATGGCCCAGACAAACAGATCAAGCGTTTGGCCGTCATCAAGTGCAATCGTGACTGTATCACCAAGATCAATGCGCGGATCAAGTATGGCCTGTGCCTGATAAGTCCTGCCAAGGCGCATATATTCATCCATGAAAGTCTCCGCATAGCGCCTGCACTCCATGGCCGTTATCTGCTCCATTTCTATGACTTGCAGCCTGTCAAACCTGAATGTGCCGCTGCTGTCATAGCCAGGGATGACGCGCCGCAAATATGTGCTTGGCACATAACGATTGCTATATGGCCGCGTGACTTGGCGCTGCCACCAGATCGAGCCAAAGCCCTGCTGATTTTCTGTGGTCCAGCCTGTAGGAGCGCCGCTAGTGGTGTCATCCATGCGTGCCACCCAGACTGCCTGCACTTTGCTGTATAGCTCAATTTCAGTGGCGCTGAATTGCGCCGCTGAAGCAGCCACGCCATCATTTGGCCTGCCTTCTATCACGATGGCAAAGCGGCTGCTGTAGTCCAAGCCAAGGATAAACATAGCCTCCTCCAGCAAGGCACCAGGGATGATGACTGTCTTGCTGGCTTCCTGTATGGCATAGCCCATGCCTTGCACATATCTAGTGGAGCTGACGCCTGCCAGCGTAGTCTTTGTGACTTTGACGCTGATGGCGCCAAGTGTGCCGCCAGGATATATGCGCAGGCTTTCTAGGGTAGGGAAAGTCTCCGGCGCAAGGAATGGCAAATTCATGGTGATAGTGGCCAGATTGCCAGCGGCTGCCGCGCTCCATGTGGTGCTTAGGCTCTTGTCGCCATCAAATAGATACGCCTGATTATTTAGCGTGCTCACGCTTGCTGCTATGACATTCCTGCACTGGCCTGCAATGTTCACAGGCTCCTTTGCCATGCTTTTGACGGCCACGGCAGTCATAGGCTCCGGCTGCGCTTCTATCGTGATGCCTTGAAGCAAATCAAGCGTGGCATCAGGCGTGGCCTTTTGATAGTAAGCGCCAACCTTGATGCGGCCATCAGACAAGTCATGCACAAAGACATTTGGCGCCGCTGCCAAGTCAGTCACCTCACGTAGCACGGCATCCCATGTGGTATTTGCCGCGCTGTAGGCCTTCACAAAGCAGCCGCTGAAGTCTCCCTGCACAAAGTCAGCAGCGCTCCTAAAGAAGCGCGTCACATCAGGCGTGGGATAGTCAGTGAAGGTGCGATAGACGAATGACTCAATGCTTGCGTCATTCAAGCCAAGCGTACCCTTGATGCTTGGCACATGGCGCAGGCCGTCAGCATAAACTCCCTCAGTGGCGCTGTCATAGTGCCTGCCGCGCTGCGGCACCAGCAGGCCTGCGCGTGCATCAAAGGCAAAGCTGTCTCTGCTGTATTCCGTTAACAGGCCACTAGTGGTGAAGAAGCGCGCGCGCACGCCGCTACTGTCTGCAATGTATTCACGCTCAATCTCCGTGGTAACAAGGCGCAGCGGCGCGCCTTCAGGCACAGGATTTGCGACACCAGGCGGCGTCACAAAGGCAGCAGAAAGCGTGATGACACCAGCGGCATCAGTGCTGGCTATCTGTGCAAAGTATTCAGTGCCGTCAGCAGCGGTATAGCCTAAAATCTCCAGCCCCATGCCTGTAGGTGCTACAAGGCGGCTAGTAAAGACATTCCTATACGGCTCCGGGTCCTGCACATTGATTGTGGTGGCTGTGCATCCAGCAGCAGCAAATGTGCTGAAGTTATCACTCAGCTTGCGCCGTGGTGCCGTTTCAGACGCGCCATAAGGCATTGTGCCATCAGGGATGCGCACGAATGTAGGATCACCAGGATAGGCTCCCCATGTGATGCCATAATTGCGCATTGCAAAGTAGCGCAAGGCCCAATATTTGACATAGATTGTGACGGCAGGCGCCGTGGCAAAGACAAGCTGAAGCTCGCTGCCGTCAGTGGCAGTGACAGTGTAATTGGCCGGGCTGGTGTAAGGTGCGCTGAAGTCAGCATTGGCGCTGACTATGATGCCAGGATAGGTGCCGCCAGTGATGGTGGCATCCACAGTGTGCCTGCTACCAGGCACCGTGAAGGTGCCAGCCAGGCCAGTGGTAGTAAAGGCCACATTGACTGGCTCGGCATAGCCAGTAAAGACTTGGCCGCCACTTACTGCCTGACTGTTTCCATCCCAGAAGAAGCCATTGCACCTGGCATTCTTCAGGCGCTGAAGCGTGCCAAAGCTGCTGATCCTGCGTGTCTCCACGATGGCGCCATCAGCGTCATCATAGCTATCCTCAATGGCATCAATGGGCCCTGTGTGATACGGCCACTGATTGCCTGTGTCATCTACCAGATCAATCTCAAGCTGATAGTATGCCTGCACGTCAGAAAGCTCCGGCACGGCTTCAGCCAGCACAGTCAGTGTGACTTGCCATGTGGTGCCATCAAGCACGCTTGATCGGCTGCGCTGCAAGATGGCAGCGGCTGGCAATTCATAGTAAGTCCAATTGGCAGGCGTCAAATAATCGCCAGCGGTATAGGCAATGCGCGCGCTCCACTGAAGGCGGCCAGGATCAACCGTGGCTGGCAGCGCATTGCCATTTCTGTCTTGCGTTATCATCCTGCTGCCCTACCGCGTGCGCCGCCTGTCACAGGCGCCAAGCGCGGTGTGACTGGTGCAGCCTGTGCAGCAGGCAGCGGCTCGCCGCCAGCCACAGCACGGCTAGTGCCAGCACCACGATTCCTGAAGAAGAAGGATTGCGGCGCAAAGCCAAAGTCATCACGCGGCCTGACGTCAAACACATAGACAGGCCGATCAGGCGTGGTGCCTTGTGCGATTTCACCAGGCGCAAGCCCTGCCGTGCCAGTGCCAGCGCCAAAGCGCTCCACTAGCTGTAGCAGAAGCTCTGTGACTTCATAATTGTTGCCAAAGCCAAAATCCAACAGATTTTGAGCGCGTCCTCCAGTAAGAATTTTGGCTATTTCTGTTCCTGCATTAATTGCCTCCACTCCTGTGCCAAGTGCTGTCTTTGCCAATTGACCTAACTTTGCAAGCTGCTCATCACTGGCTCCGCGTATAGTTTGGCCGATCAATTCTTCATATCCACCGCCAGGGATAGTCACAAGCGCGCCAACGATATCATAGGCAGCCAGTGATGTACTTCCTTTGGCCGCTGCGCGCCTACGATCCTGACTGCCTATGACAGCGCCAATGGCTGCCTCCTGCTGCTTCTTTGCCGCTTCAGCCTGTATCAAGGCTGCCTCAATCTGCATTTCGCCAGCCTTGATGGTGTCATTGGTGATCTTAAGTGAAGTCTCGTTAGCCTTTTCAGTCCAGGCATCAATCCCTAGCAGGCCTTTGCCCATTACCTCCAGCACAGGCAGCAGCACGTCAGTCAAAGGCCGCGCAATTCGTGCAGCCACATCACCAGTCTCCCTACCGCCAATGGCGCCACCTACAATGCCAGCCGTCAGGACTGCCACATCACCTACAAGGCCGCGCACCTCATCTGCTGTGACTTTGGCGCCAGTAAATGCCTTCTTTAGCACTTGGCTGATGCTGGTGCCTATAGCAATGGCGCTGTCCAAGTAGAAGCGGTTAAGCTCATCCTGCGCGCGGCGCTTGGCTTCAAATTCTTCACGCCTTACTTTGTCTAGCCGCTGCCTGTATTCTTCAAGGCTGCGCAATTCATCTTCATGCGCTTTCTGGCGCCTTTCTTCTTCTTTCCGCAAGCGCTCCTCACGCGCACGCGCCGCACCAGGGTCCTCAGTGTAAGTCTCCAGCCGCATACTTAGCGGCACCTCAGGACCAAGCGCCTCAGCGCCGCGCACAGCGCGCAGCGCAGCACCAGCAGCAGCACCAGCAGTGCGATTGGTGCCGCCAAAGTCTACAGGCCGCAGGCCGCCAGCAGCCAAGGCAGGACTGGCTGAAGGCGCCGCGCCAACCTGTATGCGCTTGAATAAGGCGTCAGTGCTGCTGAATGCCTCCTTGGTGATGCGCACCACATCAGCAAACTCATCACTTAGATTGCGGTAGCCACCTATCCGCACTTCAGACAGCGCGCCAAGTGCTGCACCTACAGCGGCCACAGCGCCAACTAGCTTGCCTAGCACAGGCAAGGCATAGTCATTGATGGCCTTTAGCACTCCGCTGATGGCAGGGAGCATGATGGTGCCAAAGGCCTGCGCCGCGTCTGCTGCTTGACGCTTCAGCAAGGCAAGCTGGCCGCCAAGGCCTGCTGTGCGCTGATCGGCAATTGTAGCGTTACGCGCGGCGCTGGCCTGCAAGGCTGCTAGCACTTCTAATTGACTGTTTGCTCCGCGCACTTCAGGCACCATCCTGGCTAGTGCGCGCGTCTGGCCATTAAGCGCCTGGCCGACAAGCTGTGCTGCGTCATTTACATCCACGCCAAAGGCGACTGCCAGATTCTCCACATAAGGCAGCAATTCCTTGATGGCTTCACCATTGGCGCCAAATAGTTTTAGTGTGGCCGCTGCTTGTGAAAGCGCGTCATCATCAAAGAATGCATTAACGGCACCAAGCTGGCTGGCAAGTGCGCTGACTGCCTCCATTTCAGCAGTCAGGCCGCCAAATGTACCCTGAAGCATAGCGGCTGCTTGTTCCGCGTCCAGAATTTCAGCAATTGGCGCAGCAAAGCCACGCGCCACAGCATCCAGCGCCTCAAACAAGGCATTGCCTGCCACTTGCGCGCCAGTCATAGCCAGGCTCAATTTGCCAAAGCCAATTGATGCGCTGTCACTGGCGCCAGCTATCTTGCGTCCTGCATCATCAGCAGCGGCGCCAGTCTGCTTTAGCTGATCTTCGCCTTCCTTAGCTACTTTGACGAATCTGCCAAATTCATCACGCGCGCGGCCAAGTGATGCGCTGACTTCAGTAGTGTCAGCATCTACCCGCAGCCTAAGTGTAGTCTCGTCCATTTAGCGCATCCTTGACTTGGCGCGCTGCATGGCGGCCTGCTGCTCCTGCTCCATGGCTTCAAGCGTGAAGAAGGCCGCCCATTCAGTGAGCTCCTTGCTAGTCATTTCAGCCTCCAGCCTGGCCACAGTCATAGACAGCTTGCGCGCCAAAGCAAAGATGAATTTTCGCTCCGGCGCGCTTTCTAGTTTCCCTGTGCTTCCTTCTGGCTATCTGCCGCCAGGCCATTGATGCGCAGCACTTCCTTGGCCATGTCACTGATGATGCCATCAGGACCATCCACAGACGCCAAGTCAGGCCACACAGGCTGGCAGGCTTCATCATGCACGGCCAGCGCCAGTAGCTGAAGCAGCCAATCAGCTTTGAGGCTGCCGTCATCCTTGGTGCTTGCCGCGCGCCAGACTTCACGCTCGCGCACTGTCAGATGCTTGACCTTCAGCCTGATGCCTTGCACCTCAATGGCTTCATAGGCAGGCTGAAGAAGCGCCAGGATAGCATCACGCTGCATTACAGGCTGCTCCAAGTGGTGCCGCCAGTGTTACGGCTGACAGCGCCGCTAACCTGAAGTGTGGCGCTGAAGGCCACCACGCCATCAAAGGCCGCGCTGTGCTCATAGTTAGTCACATGGCATGAGCCTGTATAGAAAGGATTTGACGTGCCAGAAGTGCCAGCGCCAGTAGGATTGAGCGCAAATGTGACAGTGCTGCCACTGTTCCAGGCCGTATACAAATCGCTATCAAGGTCATTGACGGCGCCATCCCAGCGGCCAGAAAGCGTCACAGTAGCGTTGCGCAGGCCTTCAATGTAGTCCCTGGCACTATCACCCATGGTGGTAGTCTCCAGCGCGTCTTTAGTCAGCGGAAACGATACGTTAGTCAGCCAGGCGCTAACGTCAGCACTGTTTACCTTGACGAGGTAGCCTTTGCCAGCAATGAAAGCCATTTGTGATGCCTCCTCCTAGAAGCGTGCGAATGACACTTGAAACGTGATGCTTGTGCTTGCCACAGACAATCTGGCGCGCACATAACGATTGACTGTGGCAGGCACCGTAGTTCGAGTGTTGCTAGTGCCTGTCAGGCCGCTAAAGGTGGCAAGCGTGGTGAAAGTCACATTGTCAGTGCTATGCTCCACCAGCACGGTGGCTGCCGTGCCTGACTGCGCAGTCACAAACAGATAAGCAGCGCCGCCAGCGCTGGTGCCTGCTGCGTTATCCACAGCAGTCTCCGTATAGGTGCCAGTCCTTGCAGCAAGCGCATGCAGGCTGATGGCACGCTCCCAGCCTTGGTCTACTTGCAGATTGGCACCAAAGGTCACCAGGCCATCAAAGCTGGCGCCTTGCTCATACTGTGCATCCCAGATGCGGCCAGCATAAGCAGGCGTGCCAAGCGTCAGGCCACCAAGTGCAATCAGCGCATTGATAGTGCTGCTGCTGGTGAAGGCAGCATTGACTTGCTCATCCTGTAGGTTGTCATCACCATCGAACAAGCCAGACAGCGTGGCATTGCCGCCTTTAAGGCCTTCAATGTAGCGCCTGGCGCTGTCAGTAAAGACGGTAGTTTCAAGCGTGTCCTTGGCCAGCGTCACATTGGCATTCTTTAGGAAGGCCGACAGATCATAACTGCCAAGCAAGACGCGCGCGCCTTTGCCAGCTACAAAGGCCATTTATGCCTCCTCCTCCGCTGCCACTTCTTCTGGCTGCGCTTCATCCGCTGGTGCCGCATCTTGCTGCACGTCCTTGGCGTCAGGATCAATCACCAGGCCTTCAGTCACCAGCCATGGACTATCCTGCACCACGGCATCAGGCACAGTCTCACCAGGCGCAAATTCACACTGTGAAGGATCGTGATACAGCGGCGCCTTTGCTTTCCAAGTCACGCAATCACCTCCACAGTAAACTCCGCGCCAAGCAGTGGCACGCCAGCATAATCATAGACGCCAATTCCCTGGCAGGTAAGCACGCGCACCAGATTGGCAGCGCCACCGAGGCTGGTGTCGCCTTCAATGGCCGCTATGATGCTGCTGGCGCCACTGTCATCAAGGTAAGCATCCAGCCTGTCTTGTGCGCTTCTATCTGTGGCCTTTGCCACCAGCAAGCGCACTGTGAAGGTGACGCTATCAAAGGCACGGCCAAGGCTGGTGCCGTACTGTATGCGCACAGGCGGTGCCACGATGGCCGCAGGCGGAGCAAAGTTATCTGGGATGGTGTCATAAGCGCGCAAGCCACTGATCGTGGCCAGCCGCACCTTCAGGCCATCACGCAGGCTGCTGATGTTCACTCAATGCTCCCATTGGCCACGCTGCGGATCAGGCCGCCAATCAAAGTCTGCCAGCCGCTGACTATATCACTGGCGCGCGCTTCAAGTGCGCCACGCAAGTAGCGCCTTGGCGCTATGCCTCCGCGCCGCTGCATTCCTACATAGATGGCATAGCCTGAAGGACCATCAGCGCCAAACTTGCGCTTGCTCCACGCATCAAGCGCAGCCACGCCAGCAGGACCAAGCACGAATGGCACGCGCGGCCAGGCAGGATTGTCATTAAGCATGCCTGCGCCGTACTCCATGGTTGCCGCGTAATTCAGGCGGTTAGCTATGCCAACCTCCGCATAGCCGCCTGTCTCCGTGCTGTGGCTTGATCTTTCAATGCTGGCGCGCAAAGTACCCCTATCCACTGGCGCGCGCATCTTTGCCTCGTTCTGCAAGGATATGGCCACACCAGCAAGGAAAGTATCCAGCCTGCGCGCTATCGGCACATTCCTGATGCTATCTGCAAAGCGCTGATAGCCTTCAAGCTCCACGGCAAAGCTCATACAAGCGACACCAGGCCAAAGCGCCTGTAAGGCGTCAGCAGAAGCCTTGCCTGCGGATCAAGGCTGGCATTGGCCACAGACTGGCCAACCTCGCCGCCACCAGCCACGCCAAATGGTGCATCCTTGCGCCTGAAAAGCAGCGCCGCTTGCAGCAAGCACGCCTGCTTGACTGGCACAGGCGCAGTGGCGCTCCAGCCAAACGTGCCAGTCACCTTGACGCCACGCGGCTGCACGATAAAGGAGGTGACAGCATCAGGCCTGATGCGGATTTGCTGATATGGCTTGCCATCAAGCGCGGCATTGTATGGCGACAATTCCCAGTCAGTGGCAGTCAGTGTCTCACTGTAGGTGCGATTTGCCTGCAAGTCCTGCTCCACCAGGCTGACGGCTGTGGCGTCATCTATAGCGCAAGCAAGGCCATCAAGTGGAGTGAAGTAGCGCACTTCTGATGCCTGATAAAACCGCGTGCCAGTGAAGGCATCAATTTGCCTGCTGGCTGCCTCCACGCAGGCCTCCAGCATCGCATCATCCTGCGTGTCTGACACGCTGATTGATAGCCGCGCCTTGATTT